GGCGGAGGCTGCGAATCTGCCGGATGCAGGAACTACCAATAGCGGACATCCATCGGAGGCTGGTGGTGCAGAGGCTGCCGGAGAAGCTGGCAATGGCGGTGCTGCAAGACAGAATGATGGTATCGCAACGGAAACACGTGGACGTGAGACCAAATGGGCAGAAGGTGATGTGAACTTCTATTCAAATGACCTGAATGACAAGATTACCAAAATCCGTCCTATGGCAACTCCTGTTGACCAGATTTCACGTTATGCGACTCCTAAGAAGGCAGATTCATTCGTGGTAGAGTACTACTCTATCGGTACACGTCCTATCAAGACTACCGTGAAGACCACAACGGAGGCAAGTACTGGCTCATCTGTTGTGCTTCCTGTCGATGATCCGGATATGTTTACTCTTGATGATACCATCCGTGTTGTAGGAGTGAAAGCTATTACCGACTATAAAGGTGTAGCGTATTCAGACGCAAAGAACAAGGGAGTCCCTGTTCCTGATTTGGAGTTGTGCGTATGCGGAAAGAATACAGACGGTCAGCCAATCGTCTTTGCCGTTAACGGTAATATGTATCAGAAGCAGGCAATCGGTGTTCCTTCAATCCCTGCCAAGACCGTACTTATCCGTATGGCAAAGGCATGCGGAGAGCTTGACGTGCAGACAGGACGTTTCAACAACCTTCCGACAAGTGATACGCAGTATTGTCAGAACTTCATGATTCAGATTGAGCAGAGTACCTTTGACAAGATTGCAGCGAAGAAAGTTGACTGGAACTTCTCTGATATGGAAGAGGATTCTATCTACGATATGCGACTCGCCATGGAAGGTACATACCTGTTCGGTGATATGGCATGTATCAAGCACACAACAAAAAACAACTCCGCACAGTGGTTTACCAAGGGTATCTGGTGGATGGCTGGCAAAGACATTGAGGTCGGTCACAAGGCTACTGCGGAAGACCAGAAGAAGGGCTTTAAGCAGGATGATGTCGTTATTTGGGACAATGAGTTGGTGGACATCACCAAGGATATCTTCGTAGGCACAGGCATCGGCAACAAGCGCAAGGTCGTAATCGCAGGATCACAGGTTGTAACCGCATTCTCAAAGATTCGCTCAGAGAAATTCAGACTGAAGGATACCGTAGAGGTGTTCAACTTGAAGTTCAAGAGTTGGGAGACAGACTTCGGTGAGTTACTGATGATTCATTCAGAGTTCTTCGACTTGCAGGGAATGAGCGACTGCGCTTTGGTACTTGACCCAGAGTTCCTCGTTAAGCGTGTTCATCTGCCTTGGGTAAGAAACGTGCTCGACTTGAAGGCAGCTGGTATCCGCAATACGGACGCAGTGGTTATCCAGGAGGTAGCCTGTCTGTATCTGAAATACCCGAAGGCTCATGCGAGAATGAGACTCGCTGCCGCTTAATATCAGTTTTAGTTCGTTCATATAGTATAATCATTGAGGGGTGTGGGCACTTGCCCCATCCCTCTTTTAAATTAGTAAAAGTGATGTTAAAGACATATCAGGGAAATTCGGACTTGGCTTTCAATATAAGAATGGAAAGTGGTCTAAAGCGAATTGTGTTCGATGGTCAGAGCCATGGCACAAGTATCTATTCAACGAGAGACACAAAAGAGCAGAAAGCGATTGAAAGCCATTACTGGTTTAACGACAAGTTCTGGTTGGAGGAGACCGTTGACGAAAAGAAACTTGAGGCAGAAGCCAAGAAGAAAGCCGCTGCAAAAACCAAGAAGATTGCAGAGGAGAAGAAGACTTATAGCGTGACTGACATAGCAGATGCCAAGGACTATCTTGCAGACACATTCGGTGTGTCCCGGACAAAGATGAAGACCAAGGAGGATGTTCTTGCCGTTGCCAAGGAGTTTGGTGTTGAATTAGAAGGATTGGAGTAATATGGTCTATTATGTTGTATCTACTTTGGTGAAGGAAGTCAAGGTTGTCCTTGACCGCAATCAGGAAAGTGCTGCGCTCGTACCTGATGACTCTGATACGCTCTCGCAGGGAGAACTTATCCAGAACAGAATCGTGGATGCAGCAAAATTGATTCTGGCTGATGCTCCGTCAGAACTGGTAGAAGGAGTAGTGCTGACCGATGGGAAAGTCCTGTGGCAAAGTTCCCATGGTGCTTATGTAGGCAAAGTGCAACTGCCCTCAGATTTGATACGCATCCTGTCTGTAAGAGTCAGTGATTGGATCAGACCGGGAAAACTGATAAGCGAGGATGATGACGAATACAAATTGCAGTCATGCAGATTCGGCTTACGTGGTAATGTGGAACGACCTGTTGCAGCAATTGTCCATGCCGGAGGTGGAAGGTATCTGGAACTTTACACAAGCAACACGAATGATGCGACATTGGATTTATCATACGTTAAGCAGCCCGAAATATCCAATGGCATGATAGGTCTGCCACAGGGATTGAAGGATGCTATAGTATACATGACATCCTATCTCGTCTGCGTCAGCCTCGGAGATAATAGTACTGCCGAAGGATTACTTTCAGTAGCAAGGAATCTGGCAGGGATAGTGAATGTGGAACCTTCTCAAATGCAATAATAAATGGCAAAGAAAAAAGAAAAGACAAAGCTGCTGTCACTAAGCAAGGTGATGGACAAGGATGGACTTGATACCGTCAAGGCTTCGTTCAACTCTTATAGTCAGCCGTATGAGCGTGCATATTCCGTTCTCTTTGAGGCCCAGCGGTATTACAACAACATGGATAATTTCCGTAAGCGTAGACTGAGGAACAAGCGGTACAATTATGGAGACCAGTGGGGGGATATGATAGAACTTCATTCCAAATGCGGTGGAGTGAGGAGAATGACGGAAGACCAATATATCCGAGAGCAGGGCAGTGAGCCGTTGAAGAACAACCTTATACGCAGGCTTGTCAAGAACGTTCTCGGTGTGTACCGCTCGCAAAGCAAGGAACCGACTTGTAATGCGAGGGACAAAGATGAACAGAAATACAGCGAGACAATGAGTATCGTCCTCCAGTGCAACCGACAATTGAACCGAGAAAGCGAGATTGACGCTCGTACAATGGAAGAGTTCCTGATTAGCGGTGTTGCAATCCACAAGAAGAAATACGGATGGAGACGAAACAGACTGGACTGTTGGACTGACTATGTAGACCCTAACGAGTTCTTCGTGGACAACAACATGAAGGATTTCAGAGGATGGGATGTGCGTTGTATCGGTGAGATTCACGACACCACCATCGGTAATATCCTGATGGAGTTCGCCAAATCCCCGGCAGATGCCAAGCGTCTGAAAGAGATATACCGTAATGCCAGCAACAGGGAGCTGATTGAAGACAGCTTCCAAAAGTTCGGAGAGTTCGATCCAAATAAGGTTGACTTCATGTCACCAAGCAATCCTTCCCTATGCAGAGTCATAGAGGTATGGCGCAAAGAGAGTAAACCAAGATATCGTTGTCATGACTACAACAATGGTGATGATTACAAGATTGAAATCGAGGATTACCGTGATATAGTGGAAGCGGAAAACAATGACCGTATCGAACGTGGACTGAGTGCCGGAATGGAAAAGGAAGATATCCCTTTGATCAAGGCGGAATGGTTCATGGATGAATACTGGTATTTCTACTACCTTTCTCCCTTCGGTGACATTCTACGTGAAGGCGAGACACCCTATGCCCATGGCGAGCATCCATACGTGTTCAAGTTCTATCCGTTCATAGATGGTGAGATTCATAGCTTTGTCGAAGATGTCGTAGACCAGCAGCGATATGTGAACAGGCTTATCACGATGTACGACTTCATCATGCGAGCATCCGCTAAAGGTGTCCTTCTTTGCCCGGATGATTGTCGCCCTGACGATTTGACTTGGGATGACCTTGCAGACGAATGGGCAAGATTCAACGGACTGGTGCGCTTCAAACCGAGCAAGAGCGGTCAGTTGCCGACACAGGTTGCTAACAATTGCGTTAACATCGGCATACAGGATTTGCTGCAATTCCAGCTTAAATTCTTTGAGGACATAAGCGGTGTGAACGGTGCATTGCAGGGTAAGCCCGGAGTGTCGGGGACAAGTGGTTCCCTATATGCCCAACAGACGCAGAATGCTACGATGTCACTGCTTGACATATTGGAAACATTCAGCCAGTTCATTATAGACGGTGCATACAAGGATGTAAAGAATATGCAGCAGTATTATGACACAAGGCGCACATTCAACATCGTAGGCAAGGCAGGAGAGGTGATAGAGTATGACCCGAAGAAGATCCGTGATGTGGAGTTCGACATCAATATTACGGAGAGTACTGCAACACCAGTTTACCGTCAGATGGCGAACGACTTCTTGATGCAGCTATGGCAGCAACAGGCAATCACCTTACGACAATTGCTGAAGGTCGGAGACTTTCCATTCGCTGATGACCTGCTGCAAGAGCTGGACAGCCAGGAGCAGGAAATGCAACAGGGTGGAGTTCCACAACAGATATCGCCAGAACTTCAAGCGCAGATAAGCCAAGCATCGCAGAGCAATCCGAAGGCACAGGCTATGTTGCAACAGATGATGAGCGGACAAGGCATACGACCGGGTGAGCAGCAGTCACCTTTATCAGCATAACACTATAAAATATAA